TTTTTTCCATCGTGACAGATTCTTTGACAATCTCTACATTCGGATCTAAGACCAATGCTTGATAAGATTGTGGATCTAACCCTGTGTATTCGTGCGTGGTAGCTTTTACAGAATCATCCCAAAATACTTTTACAAAACCAGTCTTTCTAACCAACGCATCTTTGAACGCTGAGTATAAAACTTGGAAGCCAGGATTCTTTTCTTGAATTAAATAATTAATGTAATCGGTTTGCTGTTCGGCAATGGCAATATCTTCTGGCCCTTTAGGAACAAACTCCACAATCTTTTTCGTACCAAAAAAAGTACGCATGATTTGTGGAAGCATAAATAAAACTGTATCTCTAACATCGGTAGAAATAAATTCAGACTGCAAAGACGAAGTGGATTCTGGCTCGTTACCAAGATAATATTCGGTAGACTCTGCGCGTTCTTGACCAACTTGATGAATGAAGTCTTTAGCATCATCCATCTCGGATTTAATAACGCCAACTAAATCTTGAAGATCTTGTTCCTCATTCTCTACTTCCATTTCTTCGGATTCTTCTTCAGAGCCCTCAATTAGTTCTTCTATTTTTTCTTCGTAATCTTTCTTTGCCATAAATTATCCAACTCTTATGATTCGCGATTTGAGAGGTTTCTTGAAATTATAACCGAAATAGTTACCACTTCCACTAAAACTTGCAGCCGAGGATGCCATGGTCAATGCAAGCGCATCTGCTTTGTCTGGACTTTTTATACCCCTTTTCCGCATTTCATCCTTCGATTCTATTTTTATCTTTCCGCTTGAGGTATATTTGTACAAAGGCGAAGCGAGTTCCGAGGCAAGCTCGTCATCAATAGGAAGTCGGCAATCACGCTTCGCCAACCAATCTTTTACCTCAAACCATAATTCAGCTCGTAAGTTCAAATAATTCTTTTTCGTGCTTGGTGATTCAGCCACATTCACACCGCGCACAGGGAGATTTTGCTCTGCGAGGCGATCTACTACGCCTGAACCCAAACCAATAACATCAATCAGAATTTCTGTTGGTTTTTCCATCGCAGTCGCATCATCGTATCTGTTCTTGACCGCACCGCATAACTGCATGAGATCCATGCTGGGGAATGTAATCATCTCGATGACTGTGTTGCCTTGGCGCACGCACAGCGCGGAGTTATCTCCGCCAAAGCGTGCGACATCTAAGCCCCAGACTATGGGCGCGGAGGCGGTGAGTGATACATCGCGCCCCATCGCTGCGCGGATGAGTTCCATAGAGATCACTGTGTCATCGTCTGCGCTAGGAAACTCGCCCATGACCTCCACGCGCGCGACTGTGGAATCTTCGCCATACTGTTCGATCATCTTTTGAAAGAGGGCTTGGTCTGTGCCTTCGACTGTGCGCGAGTCGATTTGTTCGGTTTTCCAATAGGCGCGCTTGGCGTGGAAGGAATCGTAGAATGGCCCTGTGTTTCTGCGCGGGTTGGAGAATGTAAACCAAAAGCGGTTTGCGGTGGGTTCTGAGAAGAACCCTTCGGAAACTGAGTATATGGGCGCGGGGATACCTGATGCCTCATCCATGATTAGGCAGACTCCGTAGGATGAGTGAATACCAGCGAAAGCATCTGGGTTTTCTTCGCTCCATAATTGCGCTTGCGCGTAGTAATAACCAGTGTCGATTTTTAAGTCGCGGATTAGAGCTTCTTCAAACCATGGTGCTGGTTTTATGGTTGTGGCTGTTTTGGTAAACCAATGGGAGTGGATAGATAGCGTTAGCCATTTACCTAGTTCAGCCCATGTTCTTGATCTAAGCTGTTGTTCGGTGTTGGCGGTAACAATTATGGTTGCGCCAAGCCTGGTAGATAGCATCCATAGTATTAACCAAGACACTAATGCAGACTTACCGATACCACGCCCCGATGCTACCGCCAATCTAAACATTTCAGGAACATCAACTACTTGGTTTCTTTGTATATGTGTTGAAATTTCCCGCAAAATTTTTTCTTGCCACTTTCTTGGCCCTGAGAAATGCTCGAGGGGGGTATCCTTTTCTCCCCATGGGAACACAAATCTAACAAAGTTTAGTGGATCATCTTTAACATTCATTGACCAAATAGAGGTCATCAATTCCTTTTCTTGCTCTGGTTTATATTTCATAAAAAAATTTTAGTCATATATGTCTATTTTTTTTAGCCCCCGCCGAAAATGTTGACGGGGGGTTATTCCTGGAAGGATCAGGAATGGCAATCCCGCCAACAAGCACATACATCTTACATACAGAAGGGAGAAGATGAGATTAGATGTGCGTGCCATTGCCTAGTTATTTTCTGGATCGGGCAGATTCTTTAGTAGAAACTGCTCCCTTTTCTCTAGCGTTTCTACTTTTTTACCCTCAATTATACGCGTATTAGCATTTTCCAGAACATTGGAGAGGTTAATACTGTTTTCAACCTGTTGAATATCCGCCCAAGGATTGCCAGCCTCCTTCCCCTTATTTTTGAGGAAGAAAATTTGTGCGCTCACGGATGGATCGCGCCCATTTCGGCCTGTTGCCGAATCAAACAGAGCTGCGCTGACTTCTTCTATGCTCTTTAGCTTTCCTCGCCTTATATACTGTTCAATATTCGCAAATTCTTTTTTTCTTCTTTGTAATGTAGTTACCGAACAGCCGAATACAGCCTTGCATAATGCTTCTTCAGAAAAACCAAGACCAGCCAATCGTTCAGCCTCTAAAAGTTGTTCTTCTGTAAAAGTGATCTTTTTTCTGCCTGGTTTATCTTTTTTTTCTTTCATTATTGCAATATTTTGCATTTTTTTTGCTCCCTTTTAACCCCTATTCTATAAGGTTTTTACACTTTTTTAACAAGTTTATTAACATTTTTAGTAAAAAAGTGTTTACATGTGTATTGTTGTGTAGTTAAATATACATATAAACAAAATACCTGTAGGAGGGAATTATGAAATTAACCAAAAAAGAAATAGAAATATTAATGTGTTTATTAGATTCACAAGTTTTGAGCTTGGAAGAAAAACACGATAAAGATTATTTAAAAGGGTTTTATATTGATAAACTCGAACAAGCTGAAAATCTTTATAAAAAACTTATACGAGGCTCAGTTCAATGAAATTAATTAAAAAAGAAATTGAGGTGCTGGTTAATATTATCAACAGCGTTAACACATTAGCATCAACACATTATTATTCAGATATATATGAGATTGTAGAGAATAGGCTAACGCCAAGAGAGATAAATTCACTACACGAAAAACTTATCGATCAATTAGCAGAGGTGACATCATGAAAGATTATGTAAACCACAAACCGCAACCAGATATACACTGGACAGATACAGCTCGATTAATAACCGAGTTATTAATTACCATCATTGGTATTCCGCTTTTATTATTTGTTTTAATTGGAGGCTGATATGACTCAACACAAAGACAAAATAGAAAACAGGAAAGAAGAACTTAAATTTGAACGCATGGATAAAATGTGGACTCAAATCTATTATCAATGGGATGACAATAATCCTAATTACAAAAATTATCATCAAACCAAATATGCCAGTGGCAGAGTTATTACCAAAGATTTACATAAACCAGGTAAGCCAACAATTACTTGGGAAAGAGTCAGGGAAAGATTATTTAAACTATGGGACAAATCTTAAAAGGACTAATTATTTTATTTAGCACAGGCTTACTAGCTATATTAACCATGCTACTAGGAAATGCATACATTGATTACAAGGAGGGAAAAGATGATTAATAATGCAAGATTTTATTTTAACTATGAGGGAGATCAAATTGAGTGGACTTATAAAGGCTCTATGGATGACGATAAGAGTCCTCTTTATCGTGCATACAAACATGCAACTTATAAACCCAGATTAAATGATTTCAAAATCATAGATCCTAAAAACCACAATGTTAATGATATTAAGAAAGCATTGTTGGCTGATATAAACGAGCAACCAACAGAAAAACCAAAAACAATATGGGGGAGATAATGACTTACGAAATGGCGGAACACAAATACCATTGCAGTTTACGCGATAGAGGTTATATAGGAGAGTTGCCCTACGCGAGCAAAGAAACATCCAAAAACACGGAAGAAGGCGATTGGATCTTAAAAGACCAATACGGAGATAAACTCGCAGTAGTAACCAAGAACGGAAGAATCATCTAGTTTTGGGCGCGTGTTCGACATCCCCCACCCACACACAGAGCGCGCGCCCTTCTTCATGGGGTATTAATAGGCTATCTTAACTCTCCCTCCTTTAGTAGGTAGCCTAACCCCACCAATAAAAAGTGTATATGCCCCTCCGCGCGCGATTTGCGCAA